GAATTTGGAATGATCAAAGGGTTGAGCAACAAATACAAAATGTCCAAGTACAAGTCGGGTAAATTCCATCCAGGAGAGAAATGGACCTACTTCAAAACTCACAAAGAATGCTATGATTTTAATGAAAAGATGACGGTAGAAGGTGTTAGTGCTGAAGCTGAGCTAGCATCGTATCCCAAGGGCAAACCTCAAATAGTGTTCAAGTGGAAGCCGGTGTTTCATTTGCAACTCAGTGGAATCGGAGCAGGTTTTACAGGTAACGTAGAATCTGCGACTAGTGCCTCTCGTGGGTTCCTTACCGTATGCAAAGAAGTATTCAAGATAGTTCAACCTCCAGAAACTGAGGATCAGTATGAAGGTGATGTTAGAACTGTGTTGTCTGATATGGGCCGTATTGCAGACTCGCCAGTGCCAGTCTTCAAGAGTACCGGGCCAAGTTATGTTACTCGATCCAATTTCCTTACTTAATAAATGGGTTAGAGTTAATTAGGGGTTAGGGTTTAGTTAGGGGTTAGGGTGTTTAATGACCGAAGGGAATTGAACTTAGGGTTAGGGTTTCATAATAACGCAATAAATACCACTGCAGAAACAACCATAAGCATGTATAATCTATAAAAAAAGCGCCGCAGGCAGCCGGAGGGGCCCGAGTAGGGTCCCCGTAGGCAGAGCTCTGTAAGACGGGCTGAGCCATCGTGAAGTCCCTAGTATTACTTACAGAGCGACGGATCAAAGATCCATTTATGGATCGTGATCCAGGAGACCCGGAGGGTCGACTCAGACCCCCCGTCAGGGCGGGTCAACAGGCCCCTTTAGGGGTCTTAAATTAAAACTTAAATTAAAAAATAAATTAAAAAGTCATTGCGGAAATTAAAATGTCTGTGCACAACACCTATAAAAAGAGGTGCTGTAACAGAGATGTATTGATGAAATGCGACAAGCCAACTGGTGGATTCTCACGATACCAAGAGACGATTGGGAACCCTCTGGACTTGTTAGTGGCAGCGACTATATGTGTGGACAGCCAGAAATTGGAGAATCAGGATACAGACACTGGCAGCTCGTCGTCCATTTCCCTCGAAAGATGTCCCTCGCTCAAACGAAAGCCAATTTCACAGAAACCAGTCACTGCGAGGCCACCCGATCCGCTGCTGCCAAAGCTTACTGCCTTAAGGAAGACACCCGTGATGGAGAACCATTCAACTTCGGTGTCGAACCCTTCAACAGATCAAGCCCAACTGATTGGAAACGCGTTAAGGAGTTGGCAATCTCTGGTGCGATCTATGACGTCCCGGACGACATTTTTATTCGATATTACGGGACCTTACAACGAATTGCAGCGGACCATGACCGCCCTGTCAGCCAAGAAAAAGATGTCTGCGTTTTTTACGGTACGACTGGAACGGGAAAATCTAGACGTGCTTTCGAAGCAGCTGGTGAAGAAGTCTATGTTAAAGATCCGCGTTCAAAATTTTGGTGTGGCTACCGCGGTGAGTCAAACGTTGTTATCGATGAATTTCGTGGTGGAATCGACATATCCCACATGTTGCGCTGGCTCGATCGCTATCCAGTGCGTGTGGAACTCAAGGGTAGTTCAGCTCCCCTAAAAGCAACGAAAATTTGGATTACTAGTAATTTGCATCCTGATATGTGGTATCCTGACTTGGATGAAGAAACTAAAGCTGCTCTTAGACGAAGGATGGTAATTACTCATTTTCCAATAAATATCTTCAACTAAAATGGCTTTTTGGGATGCTTATGAATCCAAAGACAAGACAACTCCTACGCAGTGGTTTTCTTCCAAAATGCCAATGAAGCGTAAGACAGCTACTGCGTATAGTAGAACGAAGAAGCGTAAAACTGTTAAAACAAAGAAGACTAAGAAAGTAGCTAACAAACGTAGGTTAGCTAGCAAGAGTAGAAAGTTGATCAAAGGTGTAGTAGAGAACGTTCTACACTGTAAGGACAACATGGGTGTATATACTAAAATCATTGGTGGGGATTTTCAACCTAATTGTGATCAAGATGAACATCGCTTTTGCACCTGGACCTCGCGGGTACAAGCAAACATTGGCGATTATAGCGCTTATGCAATGGCTTTCCTCCCGTTCACGCAAAAGAGAATCTTAGATGCTGCTAGTGTATTGTTTAACGGAAAAGCAGCAACCCCTTTAATTGATCTAGGACCTGGCAATTTCGAAAGTAGAGGACTCAAAGTAGATCTAGCTTATGGATCATACGAATTGGAGTTCCACAATTACACAGATATTGATTACGAATGTGAAATCTGGGAAATGACTCCAAAGACATCGTCGAATATTCCATTCCATGAAACATTGCTAGAACTGAAAAATGCAATGTTGTGGCGTTCAGGTGTACCTTATATTCAACCATCAACCAATCCAACTGCTGGTAATAATTGGCAGATGCATGGGGCATTAGAATTTGGAATGATCAAAGGGTTGAGCAACAAATACAAAATGTCCAAGTACAAGTCGGGTAAATTCCATCCAGGAGAGAAATGGACCTACTTCAAAACT